AAGGTATTAGACGCACCTGACCCTACAGAAATTGCTTTACCTGCAGCACCACCACTACCGGGACTTCCAGTTGAACGACATTGGGTAGGTGGGTTTGCCGAAGCAGTACCTCCAGTTGCTCCAGCATTTCCCCAAGTTCCTCCAGTACCTCCAGTTCCGCCAGTACCGCCAGAATTGGTTTGCCCCGCATCGCCAGCAGTTGCATTATTAGTAGCGGGATTATCAGTGCTTGCTCCTGCACCAGCTCCACCTCCACTGAATGAAACCTGTCCGCTACACCCTGTTTCTGCGTCATAACTGCCTCCACCTGTGCCGCCAGCACCTCCACCGCCACCACCACCGGCACCAGCAATGTTAGCTCCCGAAGCATTGTTAATAACACAAGTTAGATTTGTAAGATCAATAGCGTTTCCACCAGCCCCACCTGTTCCACCATTAGGATTGCCACCATTACCTCCAGCACCACCTCTTCCTGCTATAGTTCCGCTATTGTTAATTGTTAAATTAGAACCTGCAACAAGGTCGGCTGTAATAGCTGCAGTTCCTGTTGTAGTTGCTCTAACATTTATGCCTGAATTAATATTCAGAGTAACATCAATAGCACTTGTGCCATCCCAACTATAATTATTTACAAGATCATTTCTTAAATTATAATCAGCAGTATTAGCAGAAATTGTGATAATAGTTCCAGTATCAAATATTGTAATACCACCTTGAACTATAGGTATTGGAAAAGTCATGTTACTGTAGTGCCTTTACAGTCAACATAGAGAATGTAGTTGTACCGTCATTTACTCTTGTAATATAAAAGAAAAACTCATCTCCATCGGTAGTGGAAATTGTATCTCCGTCTACTTTAGTATAACCAGAAGTGGTTACTGTTCCTGCACTAGCATTATTCTTATATAAAATTACCATCGTACAATTCTTACTAGGAACACCTAATGTATGTGCGCCACCATTAATTGTATATTGGAAATTTCCATTATCAACATCAGGTGTGTAAGTACCAGTAGTCTGTGTACCTGCATTATAAGCAGCAGCACTAAATCCAGCAGTTAATTCATCTGCCGTATCAGCCTTTAATATATCAGGATCATAAGCCTCAACGTCACTTCCAATTGCCACTCCAAGATTTGTTCTAGCAGTTCCAGCATTATTCAAATCTGAAAGATTATTTGCAATGGCTAATCTAGTTCCAATGCTTGTGGCTAGAGTTGCGGATAGTGCTACCGCATAATCACTAACGGAAGTTATTCGAGTATTAGCAGTTCCTATACTAGTTGCCATTGTTGCAGACAACGCTACCGCAAAGTCACTAACAGATGTTATGCGAGTATTGGCTGTAGCTATACTTGTTGCAAGAGCAGCAGATACTGTAGCTAGTTCTGCATTTGTAGCAAAGTTACTACCATCTCCAAGAATAGCATTAATAGAAGTTATAGCCGAATTAGAATTACCAATACTTGTAGCAAGAGTAGCTGAAAGTGCTACAGCATAGTCACTTACTGAAGTAATTCTTGTATTTGCAGTAGCAATGCTAGTTGCTAGTGCAGAAGAAACTGCTGCAAGTTCGGCAGAAGTTGCAAAATCAAATCCGTCAATGACTGTATTGATACTTGTAATGGCTGCTGCATTTACAGAAGTAAGAGCAGATACGTTTGAAATTACAGAATTAATTGAAGTAATCGTTGGTCCTATAAATGATGTAGCACTAACTGTACCACTTACTTGAATACCATATGGAAAAACTGCATCTTGACCATCTGTTAAAGTAAGCATTGAAAAAGAACCAGTATTTGTTAATTTAATTTCATTACTTTGAACAAATAAACTACCAGTTCCACTTTCTTTAATTACAGAATTAAGACCATTATGAACTATTTGTAAATCATTTCCTGTTCCAAAATTTAATGTAGCATCATCAGGAAAACTAGCTGCACTTACAACTGTTAACTGATTAACAGTATAATTAGATACTGAAGTTTGTGTAACACCTGTAAGATTTGAACCATCACCATAATATGAAGTAGCAGATACAACATCAAATAAAGCTGATCCTGTAACTGCTAGTGCAGTACTAACTGAAACTGTACCAAAGTTTTGGTCTGCAGAAACAAGTATTGTACCACTTACAGGAATATTACTTGATACTGCACCATCAACTGTAATTTTAATACCAGTACCTGCTTCAATAAACTTAACAGTACCACCTTCAGCAGAAGGAACATTGACAAGACCTGAACCATCACCTACAAAGAATCCTGCACTAACAATGTCATTAAATGTAGCGGCAGATGCAGAAACTTTAGCAACATTAATTGTTGTGTCAGCTAAACTTACAGCAATAGTAGGATTGCCTTCAGTACCATCTCCATTACCTATTGTTATACCTGTACCTGCAGTAAGTGTCCTGCCGTATACATCTCCACTACTTACTGCAACAAGACCTGTAATACCTGTTAGATCGGTAATTGCATTAATAGCTGATGCATTGGTTGTAATTGCAACACCATTAAGTTTAAATGTTCCATTAATATCTACAGCACTTTTACTTAGTTTTAAAGCAGAGTTTTCTCCTGATCCATCCTGAACAGTTTGTTCAGTTGATGTTAGACCCGTATTATTTGATCCAACCTGCAGGAGTTGTTTATATGTATTTGCAATTAAGTTTCCAGTAAGTTTACTCATTAAACCATATTCCATTCAGTTGTTTCGTTTTCCCACTCAGTTGTAGCTAGTTGCCAAGCAACATTTCTATCATTATTAAGAGGAGGTCTAGGATTACGAAGGGTTTCGTCATCTCTTGTATTAGGAGTTCTATTTTGTGGATGATTTTTTAAATCAAAGTTTCCCTCAAAATCTTCAGGGCAAACCAGCATTCCGTAGCTATTCATACGCAATACTCTTAAAGGATATGCAAATCCACAAGTATCACAAAGTCCTTTAGCATTTTTATTTGTTGCCATAATACTACTCTATATTAAATATATCCGAGTCTTGGTCTAATATACATGCTAGCTCGTTCTTTATCTTCAGTGTTAGCTCTTGCTAATAGCTCTTCATAATTTTGTTTTAACATTGTAATTCTACCTTCAGGAACTCCTGCTCTTTTCATAGACATGTAATATGCTAGACCAGCAGTTAGACAAGGTAGAAATCTTTTAGAAATATCAGCATTCTGAAGTGCTGATTTATTTATATCTTGAAGTTCACTAATTTTTTCTACTTTTAATTTGTCTGTAGAATTTTCTGGAATAGGCCAAAGAAATATTGTAGGATTGTCTCTATTTCTTTTAACAGTATATTGAGTAGGTCTACCTGTCTGTCCTTTACGAGGAACTTGTAAATATTCTTCATAAGAAATACGATCTAACGGTAGATCAGTATTATCTCTATTTAAAATAACTTGCAAGGTATCAATAGTTGAATCACTAAGAGGATATGAAGTAGTACTTGTAGAAAGAGATATAACAGATGTTTCTGTTGTCCATAATAAAATTTCTCTATTCTGCCAATCTTTTAACATTAGATTTAAAGAACGACGAGCGGAGGCTGGTTCATGACCTAGAGTTTGTTCTCCTCCGATCATTTCCATTGCTTCTTGAATAACTTCGTCTATATCTAAATTAAATGTAAATGTTCCACTAGTCGCCATTTAATTTATCCTTTTTTGCGTTTATAAGATGTAACTTTCTTTTTACGCTTTTTCTTTTGAGGAGGTTTGGTAATCTGTTGTGGTATGTTTGATCTACCAATAGCCATTACTTTTTCTTTTTACTAGATGCCATTGCATATCTTTGACGAACAACACCACCCTTAGACATATACTTAGTTTTTTTCATCTTTCTTCCTTTATATGTATCTTTTGCCATTTTGTCACCTGCTTTATTTTTAGCTGTAGTAGATAAATCTTTAAAGTGCATTACCTTCTTGGATGTTTTAGTATGTGTCTTTCCACTATGTATTGACCCATCTGGCATTTTATGAACTTCACCATAATAGGGTGTACCATCTTTAGTAAAATGTGCCATGCCTTTAGCCATCTAACACTTCCATCTTTTTCTAGCTTGTCTAAGTCTTGAGTTAGGATTCTTAGCAGCTTTAGGAAACTTTTTCATTTGTCCTGCTGATCTAGCACAATAACTTTTACGTCTTGCTGCTCTTTTACCAGTAGGTTTAGATTCTGTTACAGCAGTTTGAAGTTTACTACCGGGATTTTGCCTACGATATTTAGCTACTCCCTTTTTAGTCATACCGGCACCAGCTTTGGTAGGACGTTTATGACCACCACCGATGGTCATTCCTTTCATGCCTGTTCCTTTACGTTTTCTTTTTACTGCCATGATATAACCTATTTACCTTTCATAGCTCTGCCAAAACCTCTTTGAGCTACTCCACAGCCTCTGGGTTTAATTTGACCACCCTTTGATTTAAATGTTTTAACCATTGTAGGCTTACCACCTACTCCTTGAGGCTTGGCTCTTTTTCTTTTAACAGCAGATTTTTTCTGAGATTCTGTCATACGTTGTGCTTTTGCGAGGGGAACACACTTAGGATACTTACGTTTTGTACCCTTAGTTGACTTTCTACCACATGGCTGATACTTACCGTTTTTCTTTGGTGCGCCAATATCAACCCACTTCTCATCTACCCATTTGCGTAATCCACCTCCAGTTTTCTTCTTAACAACTTTCTTTTTCTTACCACCAGGTTTTACTTTACCACTACAAACAGCAGACGCATACATATTAGCATAAGCAGATGGATAAACATCAAACTTACGCTTTGCTGCAGCTTTACCTTTTGGACAGAGTTTAGCCACTTTTTCTTTTTCCCTTACGCTTTTTTGCTTGACTAAGTGCAATAGCTACCGCTTGCTTTTGAGGATATTTTTCTTTTTTTAACTTACGAATGTTTGCACTAATTGTCTTTCGGCTTGAACCTTTTTTTAATGGCATTATTAAATCTTACCTTAGTTTTAATAACTACTCTTGGTTTTAATCTTACCACCACCCATCATAGCCTTACCATAACCACGTTGAGCTTGTCCACAGCCTCTAGGTTTATCTACTTTACCACCTTTTTTTCTATGTATTACCATATCAGGATTTTCTTCACCTGGTTTTCCTCTACGAGGTAATCCTAATATATCTTTATATTCAGCATCAGATAGATCTCTTGCCCACTCTGGTCGATCATCAATAGATTTTTTTCTATCTCGTAATAATTTTTTAGCATCCTTAGTTTTAGAATCACTTTTTTTCTTATCAAAAAATTTCTTTGATTTTTTAACTATATTTGCTGCCATTTTAAACCTCCTTTAAGATTTTCTAACTGCACCAGCACCTCGCATAGCTACGCCACACCCTCTGCCAATACCTACTTTACCACCGCTTTTAAGTCCTTCAAAGCCGCCTATTGTTCTTAGCTCATTTTCTAGTGCTTTCATATTAACATCTCCACCAACGTCTCCTCGCATCATTCTACTAGCTACATCAGCACCGGATGAATATGTTCCTTTATCAGTGACCTGTCCTTTTTTACCTACACCAGCCAATCCTGATGTTACCAAACGTCTAAGCTGTGCGGGTGATAAATCTTTTCTTTCAGGAGGTCTTTCCTTTGATCTAGCTGGAGCATTAATAGAAAGTCTTTCTTCTTGCGTAGCACCTGCTCTAGCAGTTTCATTTGCACCTGATCCCCGCATTTCTCTTTCTTGCTGCCTAATAAGTTTATCTAATTCTCTTTGCTCAGACCTAGTTCTTTTTGGCTCTGATTTTTTCTCTGCAGCTTTTTTCTTTGTAGTTTTTTTCTTTACAGGTTTTTTGTCAACCTCTGTCTTTGCAATTTTTTCAGCTTCTGATTTAGAGATATTTCTTGATTCCATTAGCTCTTTAACTTTATTAGAGGGACGACCCCTGCGGCTTTTTCTGCCTCTTTTAATAGTCTTTGAAATTTTTGATGCTGGCATCTTATTCTCCTATTGAAAAAATACTTCTTTAATTTGATTATAGTTATCTAAAAAAGATTGCTTATCTAAAACTTTGCCATTATTTAATCTAATAATTCCTCGATTTTGATTTTTATGAACTTCACCTTTTTGGTGGGGCAACTGATTAGAATAGTCAATAAGAGATTGATCTTTGTAAAAAGATAACATATAATTAATCATTTCGGAATTACGACCATGTTCTGGACTAATATATTTTCCTTGTTCTAAACAGGTATACATCATATACTTTTGAAATTCATCGCTATGGTAAAAAGAAAAAACATTATCTGCTCTATCAACTGAAATGTCCTTCATTAAATACCAAGGCCCAATAACTTTGTCTGTGTATGCAAAATTAAATTTAATCCACCATAAAATTTTTAATGGGTTATTTTTAATATTTATCGGTGCTGCTTCAATAAAATTA